TAGATGGCTTCTATGCTGTTGTTGATTTAACAATTTGAGGACAAAACAATGGCTGGATTAAGCAGCACAGGATTTTCTGTTAAACGATTAGATGAGATTATTGCATCTTTGAAGGCTAGTGCTGTTACTAAGTTTAGCCCATCTTTAGGTGTTGGTGATGTATTAGACCTTACAGACAACAGTGTGTTAGGTAGATGGATTAGTATTGTTGCAGCACCGATGTCAGAGCTTTGGGAAACAGCACAAGCAACCTATTCAGCTTTTGATATTAACCAAGCAACAGGTGTTGCTCTTGAACAACTTTGTGCTTTAGGCGGTGTTGTTAGAAACTTAGCTACTCCGTCACAAGCAAGATTGGTGAGCAGAGGTAATTATGGTATTACAATCCCTGTTGGTAGCTATGTAAGAAGTGCTAATACAAACAAAGTGTTTGAGTTTCAAGAGAATGTGGTGTTAAATGAAACAGCGTGTTCCGCTATCCAAGTTATCCCTACAACTGTGGCAGATAGCACAACCTATTCGTTTACTTATCAGGTTCTTGGTGTTAACAATAACCCTGTTTCTGTCACTTATACTTCTGGTGTTGGTGCTACTCAAGCTAGTATTATCAATGGACTGATTACAACAATTAATACCTCTCATATAGGTTTTATCACCGCTTTATTGGTTGATAACCAGTTGCAAATACAAGTAACAGACCTTAACTTTGATTGCACATTCAACGCTTCTCAGTTTACAATTCTTAAAGCTAAAAAAGCAACACTAGCACGTTGTACAGAGACTGGTGTTATTCAACAAGATGCGGACACTATTCAGACTATCCAATCTCCTTTAGTTGGATGGGACAATGTTACAAACCCATTTGCTGCTATCGTTGGTGCGGATATTGAAACAGACGCTGCTTTACGTTTGCGTTATCTTAAAGCTAAATTCCGCGACGGAATGAACACATACGAGGCAATATATGCTGCTATATTGGCGTTAGATGGTGTGCAACAGATTGTCATTTACGAGAACGAAACGGACGCTGATTTCATTAACCCACCTGTTCCTAAGAAATCGTTTTATCCTATTGTATTGGGTGGTGTTGATGATGAGATTGCCAAAGCCATTTGGAACAACAAACCAGCAGGTATATTATCCTATGGGACAACCTCTGTAAGTGTTAATGATAGTCAAGGTTTGCCTCACAATATCAGCTTTGAGAGACCTACTGCTATTCCTATTTATATAAGCATGACGCTTGTTAAAGACAACACCTTCCCGAGCGATGGGGTGCAACAGATTCAGGACTCTTTGTTGACCTATATCAGTACACTACGCATTGGTGAAGATATTTTGTATAGTAGGTTATATACACCTATTAACAATGCTTCAAGTGGTTTCTATGTCACTTCATTAACAATCGGTACATCTCCTGCACCAAGCGGTACAAGCAATATTGTTGTTCCATTTAATAACATTGCTAACTTATCTCGTAGTAACATAGTTATCTCTTTTGTTTAAGGAGGATTTATGGCTCTCATACCTTTTGAAACAAAAGATTTAACAGCAGAGGCTAGAGGTAGATATACACAACAATTTGAGTATTCTACTCACCCTATCTTTGATAATTATATCACGATTGTCATTGACGAGCTACAAGAGCTTCAAAACCTATTTAAAGATTTGACACAGTTAAGAGATTTGGACAACGCTGTTGGTGCACAATTAGACATTATTGGTGCAATTGTGAATCAACCTCGTTTATTAGTTGATTTTTCGCTGTCTCCTTTCTTTGGTTTTGACGGTGCTGTTGGTGCTGAGACATTTGGTACTTTATCTAACCCTAGTGTTGGAGGTGTGTGGAAGTCTGTAGTAGACAAAGAAGGTCAAGACTACCTGCTTGATGATGATGAGTACAGGTTTACAATTAGGGCTAGGATTGCTGCTAACTTGTCCAACACAACACCACAAGGGGTGTTGGATGCTGTTAATTATATCTTACAAAGGACAGACACAGAGATAAACGAAGTAGCACCTGCTCATGTCGTCATCACATATTACGGTACATTGACACCGTTACAAGAATACTTTTTACGAGGGCTTAGTAGCATTGGTAGCATTATCCCTCTCCCGATTTGTGTATCATACGATTTAGTACAAGGATAATAAAATGGCAGCTAAGCAAGACCCTGTGTCAGGTTTAAATTATGGTTGGGCGTTAGGCGAAGATGGTTGGAATGTTGGTATGGACTCTAATCTTGTTAAGATTGGTGCTATGCTTCATGTCAATGTTTTAGATTTTGCCGCAACACCATCCGTATCAACAAACGGAACACGTTATGTTGTTGTATCAGGTAGTGGTGTTTTTACAGGACAGAACAACAAACTAGCGGTTCGAGTAGAAGATGTGTGGACATTCTATACACTACCCGAAGGTTGTATTGTTTATGACGAAGATACCAACAAACATTACAAGTTAGAGGGCGGTGCGTGGAACAGTTTTGAACAAGACCTAAGTGCGTACTTAACTACCTCGACAGCATCAAGTACCTACCAAACACAAGAAGGTATGTCAAGTTATTTGACAACAGCAAACGCATCAAACACATACGCAACAATAGCAAATCAGCGTTACACCTTTGTTTCTGATACTGGTGCGACATACACTGTACCTGCAAGTGCCGTTACAGAAAACGGTCGTACAATTATTGAATTATCTAGTAACTCTTTAACGAGCATCACAATAAATGCTGCAACAGGTACAGGTAAAGTAGCTGGTGACAGTGTGCATATCAGCATTACAGGTACTTATGCTGCTCAAGTGTTAGCTGCTGGTGCTGGTGTAACACTGCAAGGCGATTTGACGTTTAGTTACCAACATCAAACTAAAACACTTGTTTACAAAGGCTATGATACTTGGAAAATTGTGGGGTGATTTATGGGTTGGTTATTGGGTGTACTAGGTAGAAGGGTGTCTAGTGGATTTGCTTTAGACCCTGCAAAAGTTAAATTATTGTTGCATTTTGACGGCAACTATAATGATAGCAGTCAAAACAATCACACGATGACGAGTGGCGGTAACGTATCAATCAGCACCTCAGAACCAAAATTTGGGACTGGTAAATTACAGTTTGGCTACACACCAAGAGATGGTTTTGTTAAATCACCAAACATATTCGACTTTGGCAACAAGCGACCATTTACGATTTCGTTTTTTTACCGTGGGGGAGACGGAAACGGCTGTTTTTTTACAACTCGTGACTCGGCAACATACGCGCCGATGGAGTTTGGTCGCGGTGGTACTCTCCTAGTCGGTAATGCTGCATTGAGTGGTTGGGCTTTCGTTCCAGCTAACACGGGTGGTATTAGCCCAACTGCGTACAAACACTGTGCTGTCGTAGGGGATGGCACAGACATCAAAGTCTATCGGGACGGTAGCTTAATAGCTTCAACTCCGCATCCTAGCTGGGCGTCGGCCTCATGGCTTATTCAGCTAGGAAAGAATGAAAGTGCGGTTTCTTCAGATGGTGGAATGGATGAGTTTTTGTTATACGATGGTGTATTGTGGAATGCTAATTTTACGCCACCAACACTACCGTTTTCTATTTAGTACAGGTGAAACATGGCAAAATATACAAAACCAGACTACTCAGAACAATGGGCGAGTGCTGGTAACATTGTAGCACCAAATAGTGCTAAAATACAAGCAGGACATATTGTTGAAAAACCAAATTATGAATACATGAATTGGCTTCAAAACAGACAAGATACTGCTATTGCTTACTCTTTACAGATGGGTATTCCTGAGTGGGATAACACAACACAATATCAATATACATCTAACAGTCATGCTTCTTATGTACAACGTAACGGTGTTGTCTATAAAGCTATCCAAACAGGAGTTAACAAAGACCCTTTGACACAGGCTGCTTATTGGACTGTTGCTTTTGACGACAAAGGTAGTGCTGCTACGGTACAAACCAACCTTAACTCTCACATAACCAATTATGGTACGTTGACAGGGTTGACAAACACCACAACAGCTAGAACAAACCTAGATGTTTACTCTAAAGCTGAGGCTGCTCAAAAGAATGGTGATGCTACTAAACTGTTTAGCGTGGCGACAGCAACAGCCAATGACCATGCGGTAAGGAAAGAACAGTTAGATGCTAAAGCCAATAAGAATGGTAGTAGTAGTGAAACATTTAGTGTTGCAACAGCTACCTCTGATGCCCATGCTGTTCGTAAAGAACAATTTGATGCTAAGACAGGGATTGCAACAGATACTGTTGCTGGTATTGTTGAGAAAGCAACACAAGCTGAAATGAATGCAGGAACAGCTAATGTTTGGCCTGATGCTGCTACAATTTTCAATGGTTTTGTGCAAAGTGGTACAACCAATGGCTATATCAAACTACCTCAGTGGATGGGTGGGTTAATTATACAATGGGCTTCTGGCACTGCCGCACCTGCTACCACCATAAACTTTCCAATCACATTCCCCACAGCTTGCTATGTTGTTGTTGGTTGTGATAGAGGTAGTTACAATGGGTTTGGGACAACAGGCGCACCAAACCAATCGGGGTTTGTTTTGGCTAGTGATACTCCGTCTCTAGACTATCAATATGTAGCTATAGGAAGATAATATGATAACAGAACAACAATTAAAACAAATAGCTCCAAATTGTAAAATAGTGAAAGAATTGGTTGTTGTTCTCAATCAGTTGCTCCCTAAGTACAACATCAACACGCCTTTGCGTTTAGCTCACTTCTTTAGTCAATATACACATGAGACAATGGGTTTTACTAAGTTTGTTGAAAACACTAATTATACATCTCACGAACGTTTGATGACAGTGTTTCCTAAATACTTTCCTAGTAAATTAATTGCTGTAACCTATGCAGGTAAACCACAAGCTATTGC